ACATTATTACTGTTTTTTGTACAATTATTTTTGCGCTAGGCGAGTTTGTATTTCAAGATAGAATCGATTGTATTTTGCAATCCGATCGATATCTTTCTGTGTTACACCCTTAAGACGACGGATATCGCTGTTATGACGAAGATCAGCCATCTTTACTCGCATCGCGTCTTCATTACCAAAAACGTACTCTTTGTAAGTGTCGTAGTTTTCACCAGGCATCTTAGTAAGAGCTTTAACCGCGTTGATGATCCGTGTCGTACAACCGATAGCAACGAGATCTTCCCAGGTAGTATTGGTATCCTCTACCACATCGTGGAGCAGGGCAATACACTGGAGTTCTTCGTCGTCGCTTTTCAGGTAGTGCATAACCTTCAAAGGATGAAGGATGTACGGATTACCACCACGATCAAACTGTCCGGCATGGGCATTGGTTGCTAGAACCAGTACTTTACCGAGGAGTTCGCCTTTTCTCATAAAAATCTCCATTGCTTATATTCTTAACCTACACCACAATGGATTAATTGTACACAACTATTTTAGTGTCTTACAACATGATCTGCTGCATGAGTAGCTGCGAACGAATCAGGCTTTACCTTGGCATCGATGCCGAGTGAGCCCTTGACCCATCCAAGAGCTTCCTTAACCGCCACAGATGACTTATGCTTCGGATTAGGATTGATATCCAAGTGAACTTCCATGTGGCGATCACCCAGAACGTCAATAATCTCCGTCGCAGCAGCTACGGCATAGTTAACTTCGCTCAACAGTCGTTGCTTCAGATTGCCATAATCAGGCAGATCATGAGACTCGTGGAACAGTCTACAACCATGCTTAGAGTCCATGTGGACGATAATCACAGTCGAGTACTTTGCGTACCACTGGTTATTCTTACGATAACGTATCGAGTCACATCCGATGTATACAGAAGACTGTGGACTTGATGTAGCAATTAGTTCTTTAGCTTCTTCAATCATTTGTCCCACTCCATAACGGACAATTACAATTTAAACCAGACTTATGATGTGCATGTTCTGGTCTAAACAAGTTGAGATTAATCAGACGGCCAACAGACTTTGGGTCGGTAGGGTTTTTATTGCGATTTTCAATCCACATGATACCAAATCCTTGAACAGGAACGACTGCTGTACAGTGCCAGAAATCGCCCTGATTCTCATCCCAATGCGCATCTGCTTTGATACGTGTCTTACACGTTAGGCAGTTCTTCATCAGTTCGGTCCACTTCCATTACCCCAAGCATTGATAGGACCAGTGTATCTAGCCTCTTCCCAACGCTTATCTATGCGAGCTTGAACTTCATCGAAGTGCAGAGGCTCGTAGTTAGTATGCTCAACCGAGACACACAGGTAACGAGGATCTGGTTCAGTAACAAGACCGGTCATGTATCCATGAACCATATTAGTTCTTGTCCGCATGATCTCATTCGCATGAAGATGTCCATGCACATTGACCTTGAAACGTTCAGTCACACAGTCAGGATGCAGAGGTATGTGGCTCAGAATGAACTTATCAACAAACACACGAACACCATGGATCTGCTCAAAGCCAACATCAGCGTACTGCTTGTCGTTGAAGATGTCATGGTTACCACGCACCAGGATCTTACGCCCGTTCAGGCGACTAACCAGATGCAGAGACTTCTGGTTAATAACAACGTCACCAAGATGGTAGACAGTGTCCGTCGGCTTGACCTTCGCGTTCCAGCGTTCAATCATAGTCTCATCCATCTCCTCGGTAGAGGTGAACGGACGTAGAGGACTACCGTCAGGCAGCGTGAACTTTTCCCATGAGTTCGTATGTCCAAAGTGTGTGTCGGAGATTACGAACCTGTTAACAAACCTAGTCATTACAATTACTCTTTATGGAGTCACGGGCCGGATTCGAACCGGCGGCTTTACGGATTTGCAATCCGTTGCATTGGACCACTCTGCCACCGTGACGTGGTACTCCTGGTAGGACTTGAACCCACACTCAAGCCGTTATGAGCGGCTGGCTTCACCTTTAAGCTACAGGAGTGAATTGGCGCGCCGTGTAGGACTCGAACCTACTGCCTCAAGATTAGAAGTCTCGCGCTCTATCCAGATGAGCTAACGGCGCATTGTATTAGTTGATACGTTCCAAACGATGAAGCAGGTTGGATAGTTGCTTCGTCTCATGATCCTCAATAACAAAGCAATTCTTTGCAAAGAACAGCAATGCCCGCTTGATCAATGGAACATCAGCCGAAGAGAAGACTCCACCCTTGGCTTGCTTAGGACCAAGATCCTCTTGACGAGCCTCTGTGCCAAAACCAGGAATAAAATCACTCATCACTTAGACTCCATCAACCAGGTGTTGGCCGTATCCATCCAGTCAAGAACCTCAGGATCTAGCTTCTCACCGTTACGATATGCACTGAGCACTTCGCAGAACTTCTGTTCTACGGCCATGACACCATCATTAAGTGTAGGTAACGAAAACATCTCTACTTGCATAATCATTCTCCATAGCTTACTATATATACAATATAGTCTATTTTCGACTAAATGTACACAACTATTTTACTTCCTCTTCTTCAATCCATGAACGATGCCGCTTTGAAACGGTTTCTTGTGCAGTCTGCGCTTTTTCAAGTGTAGAATACACGCCGACAACATACTCTGGGCCTTCGAAGGCATACTGCATGTAAATCAAATAAACTTTCATTACACTTCTTCCGAAAGCCATTTGGCGATTGAACCATACTTGAGGTTGAACTTGTACTCGAGAGACTCGAGACCGTAGAAGCTGAACTCCTCAGCATCGATGCCTTCTGCATCGGCGATGATCTCAACAGCACGTTCGCGGGTAGCACCCTGAACCATCTGCATGACACCATCAACGCGGGCCACAAAGTCGGCAAAGTTACGATCTTGTTGGATCTTCTCCTTGACGAGCTGTTCGCTCAGACGCTTGACAAGGCGCTCGTAGTCGACATCAAAGTCTTCGATCGATTCGAAGGTGGCGTAACGAGGACGACTACCGTACACATCTTTGTACAGATCAGAGTAGATGTCGCCATCCTTGGAATTGGTGGCGGCATTGATATCAGCAAGAGTAAGCATAATAAAAATCCTCATTCACAATTGATATTACCATTATACACTGATCTGAATTAATGTACACAACTATTTTTAAAATTCGCTGCGAATAACACCAAGACCGTCAAGCGTTTCCCAGATCTTATTCCAGGTTGTACCGTCACACTGATCTGCTGGCAGGTGTGCCAGAATGAGATCGGGCTGATCGCCGTGGCGAACCACAAGACCTTCCTTGTCGTTAATAGACATGATAATTTGAGCTGAACCGAGACGTGGAGTCATATTAAAATCCTTCCGTATGCATTTGAATACCTTCGATGCGAGGTGAGATCGTCTTGGCAGAGTACTGCACACCGTCGATCTCGAAGAAGTGCCGACCACCGATTGGACCGACCTTTTCCCAACGAAGCTTGAGAGCTTCACGTTCACGGAAGGGGCTGATACCATGGGTCCACTTGCGACCAGACTTCAGTTCGAACGAACCACCGCAGAGGTTAGTGATCATATTTGTTCCTTTCATCATCATATACCCAGTATAATCTCTTTTCGAAATAATGTACATAAAAAAATGCGCCCAGAATCAATCCGAGCGCATTTTTTTGAAATGTTTTTAGTGTTACTTTTTACGACCGATATTGTACTTGGTCACAAGGTTCCACTCATCCTTCTCCTTGAACGGAAGGATCTTGATCTGATTCATAGGTGTCAGAGGATCATCGGTTGAACCTTCCTCGGCCAGCTTAATCAGACCCCAATCGACCAGAAGATTCGTGATAGCATTTCTACGACCCTTATCCTCATCCGAGAAGTTTGATGGTTTACCGTCCAGAGCAAACAGCTCTTTGAAGTGGACGATATAGTATTTGCCCTGCTTGTGCAGGATATGGCATGATTGGTATAGCGTCTTGTCCTTACGTGATGCGACACCGATGCGTGTCAGCGTCTCACGGACCTTTAGGAAATCGTCTTCCTCACCCAGCTTTACCTCGATTAAACTATCGACTACGTTCATTTCTAACTCCACCCTTATCAAGTTTATTTTTTATTGTTTTCATTTGATCCGGGGAAAGTAACTTAAGTGCGGCTTTGGCCTTTTGACGGTTGTAGCCGTAGTAAGACATTACCAGTTCTAAATCACTATCCTTATCTTTCTTCACCCATTTTGAATACCGTTTGCTGGGTCGTACAATATTTATTAGAAACGAATATTGCAACTTGTTGTCCAGACCATGATTGCAGTTCATCATGTTGGCCAGCTGTACGGTATCGGCGAAGTAGGATAGTGCCTTGTTGGTAATGAATGGTGCGTATGACTTCTCGGCAAGCTGATCGTTCTCAGTGCCTTTCATCAGGTTCTTCTTGGTCGAGTTGATGCTGTTTACAAAATCAAACGGTTGACTCATCGGATTGTCTGCCCTTCATAATCACTTCGGCAGACTTGTCAAAGAAGTCTGCACATTTCTCACAGATCTCAAGAGAGACCGGTCCATCATCGGTATTTAACCGCATTTCATGGAATGGTACACTCTTGAGATACTTATCTTCACACACGGCACATGTTTTGTTCCGTCCGAACCAGGTCATAGGAACTCACAGTCCGCCATGACTTCGGTGAGACAGGCAGTCAGGTTGATCTCAGGATCAGCTGCGAATGCATTCTGATACTGATACTTTGCAAGGTGGAGGACTAGCACAGGAATGGAGTCGGCCTTGATGTAGTCCTCCGCCTTGTCAAAGAAGGCACGGAAGAACTCGGTGGTATCCATGTCGGACTCTGCAACCCACTTACGCATCGCACTGAAGTTTCGGTCCTTCAGATAGCTGATGAGTTTAGCAAGTGCATTGTCAGAGAAGTTGGATAGAATACCCGAGTCAATGTTTCCAGTAGCAGAGTACTGCTGGAGTTCATTGAGAACACGACGCCAGTCGGGGAAGTGCTTGGTCAGAACCTGAGCAACCACTGCCTTGTCGAATGGAACGTTCTCTTTCTCGAGAATAACAACCACACGCTTCATGAACTGAGCTGCGAGGGTTGCCATCTCTGCCTTAGAGATCTTGAAGTTGATGACCGAACACCGTGACTGCAACGGCTCGATGATACGATCCTTGAAGTTGCAGGTCAGGATGAAACCACAGTTGGCCGAGAACTCTTCCATGAAGTTACGGAGAGCCGGTTGGGTAGACTGTGCGTTAAGATAGTCAGCCTCATCAAGGATAACATACTTACGGCCACCAGATAGTGAGATGGAGGAGGCGAAACGAGCAATGTCGTTACGCAGGGTATCGATACCACCGTTCATAGAACCGTTGATAACGATATAGTCACATCCTAGTTCCTCACACATGGCCTTGGCAACCGTCGTCTTACCGACGCCAGCAGAACCAGACAGGATGAGGTTAGGGATATTCTTCTGATCGATGAACTGTTGGAACACAGTCTTCAAATGAGTAGGCAGGATAGTATCGGCAATGGTCTTAGGGCGATACTTCTCAACCCACAAGAATTCTTCAAGCATAATATATCTCCATCATAAAGTGATGTCCGTCGCGAAGTTAGTGCATCCACGGACTCTGGCTTAGTGACCAGCAGCCACATTAACCGTCGTACTTAGAGTTAGACTCCACAGCAATCCAGTATTCAACAGTCTCGCCCTTGAAGTGGCTGAGACCCTTAGACGAGATGGATACGTCATACTTGCCTGGAATCAACTTGATATTGTCCGAACGGAATACCATACGGAAGTTTGCATCGGTCTCACCGACCTCAACGCTGAACGAGTCGTTGGTTGCACCCTTAGTATCCACAGCCTGCAGGAGGATACGACCTTCGATGCCGGTTACTGCGATGTCAGGAAGTTGTGAAACACTCAATGCCTTCATGACACGGTTGAGTGCATCTTCGGTCAGAGTGAAACGAACTTCAGGATTAGGCAGTTCGATCTCCTTGTCAGGAGCAACCATAATCAGCGACGGATCACTGAATGCATACTTGAACTTGTTGTTACCCTCGGAGATCTCGACATACGATTCCTTGAGAGTCAGTTCAGGCTCATTGAAGAGTGAGACTGTGCCAAGGAAACGGCTGAGGTCGTAGATTGCAAACGTCGAGTCGAATTCTTGACTAAGGAATGCACGAGCAAGGACAGACTTAGTAGGCGAGATAGTGCGTACTTGGTTGCCTTGCTTAATCATGATATTCTGATTGATCGACGAGAAGTTCTTGAGGATCTGTGTGGTAACGGGGTTAAGCTTCATAATATATCTCCAATAATGTGGGTGGTTGTACCAACATAACACAACCACCCATTAATGTACATCACTTCTTATTCTTTTTCAACACACTTTGGTCTGCAGTAGCAGCCGCACCGATCTGAGCCAGATCGACCAACGAACCACCGAAGACATACATGCCTACATGCTGAAGCTGCATCCATGGGCACAACCATACCTTCATGCCAGCATTACGTACCCACTGACAGAACATATAGTCTTCAGACAAATAACGTTCCGAGTACTCAGGACGATCTCGAGCAGTACTCTTGGCATCTTTGATAAACTCAATCAGTTCATTACTTGTGGCTTCAGGATTCTTCTCGATGTATGCCTGTAGTTCAGGTACCAACTGCGCACGCTTTGCATCGATAGGCGTATCGAAGAAGGCCATGATGTAACGTGAACCATCAAAGTGTTCGGTACGAACATGGTCAGGCTTATACAACTGCTGAGGATATGCTTCCTGGAACTTCTCAAAAGTATTACGGCGGATCATCATGAATCCGGTACCAGCTTCCAACACTTCAACTGGTTCTCCAAGAGGAATCTCACCAGTACCGCCTGTTGGATTGAAGACATAGTCACCTACATACTTCTCAAGACGGTTAGGATCCTCGTCAGCAAAGCCCTTGTCTACGGCATGCTTGATCTTTTCCCAGCTGATGCACTTCTTAGGATAAGGACCGGCAAGAATGTCGTACTGGTCATCATCCGGATTCTCACTCTGTAGTGCCATCAAAGCGATGACATCATTAGCATTGAAGCCGATATCAGAGTCGATGAACATCAAGTGTGTATCACCTGAACGCATGAACTCGTCTGCGCAATAGTTACGTGCACGAGTGATGAGTGACTCATTAAACAGGAAGTAGAATCTTACCTGAATTCCATAGTGAGTGCAGAGTGCCGAGAGGTCGGCGATCGAACGGGCAAACATGCCCTGACACTGACCACCATACATTGGAGCAGCGACGAAGAGCTTGCGTTCACGAAGCTTCTCGATTGGTACCTTGATTTCAATTCCCATAATTAATCCTTATATTCAGTATCATGTACATGGAGTTGCATAATTGCATAGTGAATGACCTTAAGTAGGTCCTTCCGCCACTCGGCAGGATCACCCTTACGACCGTATCGTTGGGTGTATTTCATCATATTCCCAATATTGAAACCAGTACCATGACCAGCATCAATGATGAATTCTGTTGCTTGAAATTTATTTCGGGAATAATGCTGATCGTACGTAGCATTGATGTAAGACTGAATCTCTTTCAGAGTTTCGCCTTCATTGTATTTATAATCGATTAAACGCTTTACAGTCAACCCGGGGACAAAATTTGTACCAGTCGTAGTTTCCAAGATCCCCGATGGAATCAGATCAACAGTTGTTATTGTAGTTCCATGACCGACTACAGTGTTTTGCATGGTATCATTTTTCATTATATAAAGAAGTCCTCTAGAGTTGATGGTTTATGTTCAGGCAAGCCGCTCCACTTACGACCTTGCCAATGCGGATATGAATTACGCGATAGGTGCACAGACTTTGGCTTTTCCATATGCTCAAAGTCAAGTTCGCCCTTGTCATTCTTGAGGTAGTCAGTCCACTCAATGAAGTTGACACTACCCTGTGCACAGAGATTCTTCATCTCATCTTTGAAGATCAGGCGAACAGTCTCACGATGTTCCCATACACCATAGAACGGTGTGCCCTTATAGTAACCAGTCTTAGGAAGTGCACGAGACTCGTTCTCGATAGGAAGCAGCTCGTATGCATAGACCTTAGCAAGATCTAGTTGAGATAGTTGCTCGTAGTATCTCTTGGCAAGATCACGTGTTGCCTCTTCAGGATTCGGTTGACGCATCAGATGGTGGCGTACGTCGATGTTGCCGAAGTAGAACTCTGCAATCTCATGATGTGGTTGGATGAACGACTGAAGGCCTTCCTTGAGTGCACCATGTAGAGTCTTGAAAGGTACAGAGTTAACGAACCAACCAGGACGGTACATGCAGATAGCATGGCTATCGCCTACAACCACCTTGGTTGTTGGAGTTATCTGTCTAAGAGTTTTGGCAGTATTCTCGATACGCTTCAGGTTTTCCCAGTCGACCTTTGCCCAGTCAGGATGGATCTCACCCTTCATACGTGGCTCAAGCATCTCAGAGTATTTAGGATGATCGATCCATAACGAGTACACAGTACCCTTGAACTGAGAGTACCTAATCAGGTTATCGATGTTACCGTAGTTCTTCATTCCACCGAATAGGTTAAGAGATCCACCCCAGTCATTGCCGTGGTAGACACAGATACTATCGAATGAATTGATATCAGGGTGGATATCACCAGTACGGTCTAGATGTACGGTATACCCATTCTCCTCTAGTTGGTTTGCATAGATTGCAGCCTGAGCAGCACGATGCGAATGAATGTTGGAGGAGATATGGGTGAATGGCGAGGTTACAAGCGTTTTCATATTATTCACTATACATCAAGTGTGGCAAATTGTACATCTTTTTTTGGCCAGTCACGGTAAGAATCTACACGATCGTAGATGGTAGGATCGTTGAGGACTGGTTCCTTGCCGACATTCCAGAACAGGATGTTGCGGCCGGTATTCTTCGGAATGTACTTCCATACCTTACCGTCATATGTATCTATGCACGGAAATGGTGGCAGGTTCTCAGCCTTCTCACTCTGTTGGAATGCCATCGGTTCTGAGATGACATCTGCTCTACCAAGTTCACCAGCCTTTAGGTTACGCGATACAGCAACCGAATGGAACTTGGCATTTGGCCATGCAATCTGCATCGCTCTCGAAAGAACACCGGTCGAGATGGCAACATAGACCTCATCAGGAGCAGGGATCTTAGATGCTGCCTTGACGATACCAGCAGTCACGAGTTCATGCTTTAGACCAAGCGGAACGAAGAATGCATCCTCCTGTGAGTCTGCCCAGTCCTTGGCGATCTTGTTCAGGTTCGGCATCGCAGCAATACGATGGAACGATGCTTCTGCACCACGCTCAATGCAACACGCCTGATGATGTGAGATGCGTTGAGCAGAAGGCATGAACAGTTTCACCTTCTTATCATAACGTTTGGCAACATCAAGGATAGAGACACCGGCAAGACCTGTACGTGGTTGCACATACACAATTGTCGACTGATTGATCCTTGACATCAGGCAGTCGCCACCACGAACCTTGGTTCCTGTGATAAGATCGTCACGGACACAACGAACACCGTCATGCACGGTTACGACTGGATCTGGATACGGATCTGTCCATGTATCAGCAAGTTCTAGATAATAGTCCTTGGCCTCTTCCCAAGATCTGTAGCCGACATCCTGGTTGTATCCATCGATTACGTGGTTATTATGACTCATAGCGCTTTCACCATTTCTTTATATTGCTGGACAGAAATACCTGCCTGCTTTAGTATATAGTCGTCTGAGGGGTGAGATGACAATTTGTTAAAGGTGTCGATGAGGCCAAGATCGAGCATAGCTCGTTGACGACCATATGGGTGATCTTTAATTCTACAGGAGGACCAGATGGAGTCGAAACAAAGGTGGTCATAATCTGATCCTGGCTTAACATAGTTCTCGACCCATCTGATAAAGTCGCAACATACATCTTCGGCGTTGTAGGGGTACGCACCTGTATCGGCATAAATCTTCTCCATCACTTTGTCAAGGAATAGTTCCTGTTTCATTCTGTCTGTGTTGTTGGCCAGATAAGAGATACACTCGACTGCATTCGTACCGTAGTAGAATGGACTATCGAGGTTGCAGTACTCAGGATACCAGTCAGCGATGTCGGCCACAACCGCTGCGTACTGGAACTTGTATTGACGGAGACCGTTGGCTACGTTCCATGCCAGCATCCAGTCACCAATCTCACGAAGATCTCTCTTCATGTTACTGCCCTGAAGCCATTCGGCAAGATCTCTGGCCAGTCGTGGAGCATACTCAGACAGGTAGTAATCGCCACCCTTCTTGTAGTTTGCACCAGCTGGAACCTTAGGGAATGCAGGGAACTGATAACCAACCGACGTATAGAACGGATACGGATGGTGGTTCACACGACGAACCATATCCTCGATCGACATGCATTCATACAGATGTGGTAGCAAGGTGTTGTGATAACCCGATGGCTTCTTCGAGTAGTTGATGCCGGAACCGGTCACCCGGTGCAGGATAAAGATGTACAACCACTCGGGCAGACTGAAGTCGGCATGCTTGCCTGTCCAGTCACGGGCGATGTACCCACGCTCCCGTGTGTGGATACCCTGTTCCATCTTATGGAAGTATGGATGCTTGTCAGTCCAACCATAAAAGACGTCGTTCACAATCTGAGAAAAGCCGGCGAACTTGCGTTCGACAACGTCGTATAGTTCTACGTTCTCTAACAGGTCATCGGCCATGGCCGACTCTTTATATGGAATTGTGCCGAGGTTGCACTTGGCCTGTTGGTCCTTGGCCAACTCAAAATATCTTAGATATTCGTCATAATATTGTGTTAATTCCACTATTATTCCTCATGACATAAAAACATTACACCTGCTTCATGGAACATCTGGGTGGTAAGTGCCATTGATTCACGCCAGAAGTCAGGAATATCTTTAGGATATTCCATGATCACCTTCTTGATACCGACCTGGATGATACCCTTGGCGCACTCAGAACAGACAGGAAGACCGGTGACATAGAGTGTTGCACCATTAAGCGACACACCAGAGTTGCATGCATTGTAGATGGCGTTCATCTCACCATGCACCACATACTTATACTTGTCCTCGCGGATATCGTAACGGGCACTTGTATCCTTGACACCGCGTGGGAAACCATTGTATCCTTGACTCAGGATCTGTCCCTTGTCACCAACTGCTATTGCTCCAATCTTTTTAGAAGGATCTTTAGACCAGGTTGCAACTTCCTTGGCAATATCCAAGTAACGCCGTGTCCATTTATTCATTACTTTACCTTATCAAAGTGACGTTCATACACATGCAGGTTGCCGACATTCCAGATAATCTTTGGCAATACTTTAAGACCAAGATCATTTGATAATTGATCAGCAACATAGGACTGCCATGCATAGTCGTTACGATAACCGAAGACTACGTCATTGGAACGCATCTGCACTACGGCAACCAGCTGGCCATCACGAATCATGTACTGTACAGCATTGGTGCACATGAAATCAGACATGCCATCGCGATTATAATCTTGCCACATAGTAGGACGAGTATAGATCATCACAGCACGGCGGCTGTTAGGATTGACACATAGTTCACGGAGAACGTTGAGATATTGGAAACCGTTGTCTTCGCTGTAGATAGCCCAACCATAGTTGGAGTTGATCTTGCCTTCAGACGAAGCAACCTGTTCCCAGATAGCCGGTGTCTTGCCAGGAATATCCTTGACATACAGAGACATCGACTTATACCACTCGAGCTCACGCTCTACGTACTCATCATTGACATCACCGAAGATGGTAGGATGATTGGCTTCAAAGCAAGCACCGATCATCTCAATGGTCTTGACACCGGTCTTGTCAGTGACAAACCTACCATACTTCAGCTCATCGATGAAGTGCCACCGAATATCTTCAACAATAAGCATTAATTGCCTTTCTTAGGACGATTAAGGTAGTCACGGTTAGGATCTTGGCCTTCCATCTTGCCACGAATGTACGAAACAGCGAAGCTAGCATAGTTGATCAGATCTTTGTAAGTGTCTTCGAGAGACTCGAAGTTGGCAGCAGAGCCAGACTCGAGGAGAGACTGAGCACGAAGCATCTTGCCATGCATTGTGTCATGGATAGAGTCTACACCACGGCGATAGTGCATTGCCTGCACTACGTTCGAGTTGGGGTTCTGATAGTCTTTAGACTTACGGATCTGCAGGTCGATACACTCTTGCAGGACTTTTACTGATTCACGTTCATTAGACATACTTTACACCTTTCTCATATGGAAATCTATAGAATGGTCGACCTTGTGAGTCATAACCATCGATCTTTGCATTCTTAATTATGTAGCTAGCAGGCACTACACCAAGTACAGTATACGACACTTCATGATTTTCGTACAATCTATTATGTTGGTTGCCATTGGCCCATTCCCACACAACAACATGATCTGTGGTGCCTTCTTTAATTTTATTATAGATATAATTTGTAAGATGAATACCGTCTTTAGCATACCTCTTCCAATCACAATTGCCATAATCTTCATCAATAGTATCAAAAGCATGATGGGTATGCACTGTGTTTCCTTCAAACAAAGTTTGTTTAGGATCTACCATACATTGATGCTGTTCTGGGAATTCAGAGTCCCAACGGTTGTAAAGATTTTTGGTATCACCTACAGCGATACGTTCGGCGATCTTTCCATCTCGCCGTGTTATAAACTCAGGCCAAACTTTGGCAGTAAATGTTCCAATAATCATAATCAAATACTCGAATAGTGCTTATTCCACGACGAATCGGTCACACGAAGACCGAGCGATGCGAGATAAGGGCGCCACATGGATTCACACACATACTTAGATGTGTTTGCGTTTTGGATATCATAGGCCAAGCGATTGGCCGATGCCTTTTGTTTAATAGTTTTAGACGGGAATGTCTCGATGATTTCAAGAGCAATAGACTTAGCCTCGTTTAGAGGAAGTTTGTCTAGTGTACGAAGGATTTCAAGTTGGTTATCGTTTTTCATAATATATTAGCCTTTCAAGTGGATATAAGTCACCTTACACCCACTTGAATTAATTGTACACAGTTATTTTAGTTTTGACAACAAACCGTGATTTTTAGCATGGGATGGTGCTTTCCATCCAGCCGGTTTGATGAGGTCCGGCAACCCAAGAGGATTCGGCCGTTCGGGTTTGATGCCTACCTCCTTGGCAAGGTTGGCACGGAGGACCTGAGTCCATGCTTCGTGACTGTCAACACCCATTGCATCGAGTGTGCCGATAGCAACGACACAGAGATCGATCAGGCCATCTACGATCTCTTCGGCATCCTTACGCTTGACTGCGTTCTTAGTTTCAGTCAGTTCCTCATCGAGGAATGACATACGGAAGTCGAGGAACTGTTGCAACTTCTCGGCATCAAAGTCATTAACCTTCTCATTGACACCGTAATACTTGTGCATGCCGGCAATGTCACGTACCCAATCTTCACTCATAATATTCTCCTTGTTTGTATTCTTACTCTATCACAGTTGGGCATTAATGTAAACCCTAAACTTGTAGAGCATTCACAAGATCCCTTGCCTCATCACTAAAGGTTGGCAAGACACCCAATGGACGCTTCTTCAACTTCTTGACAAGCTTCTTGGCCTGCTCAAGATGATAACGGTTAGCACGAGATGTATGTGCAATACCATTCAGGTGATCTAGTTCATGCAGGAATACACGAGCCGTCATACCGGTGAACGTCTTGGTAGACGTCTCACCATCGGGAGTCGTGAAACGAACCTTGATGCTCTTCGGTCTCTTGACCTTCACGAACAGGTTAGGATACGATAGACATCCTTCCTCGAGTGTAACAGTCTCATTAGACATGTCAACTACACGAGGATTGAAGACACCGATAATCTCCTCTGCCCTCATTACGAATGCACGTGTACGCACACCGATCTGATTGGCTGATAGACCCATGCCTTCATTCTCTCGCATAGTTTCAGCAAGATCGTTATACAGTTCTACAGGATCGACAACCGTATTGTTGAAGTCGAATGCCGGCATCTCTTCTTTGAGGATCGGATGGTCCTTACCTAGGATAGGAACAATCATGCCGATGCCACCTGGATCTTGGCGATGACATCCTCATACGTATCAAACGTATCGGTTGACAGTCCAATCTCTTTTCCATCACGAAGCATAATATATGCAGCCGCCGAAAATGATCCATGTGCAGGAATCTTAGTCACCTTAATAATATGATCTACATTAACATAGTGATCAATTTTGTCACGGTCTCTTACCCAAATAAATTTTGTCATGCTGCAATCCTACTAAAGTTGGCGTGTTTCTCAAACTTAATTACGCTGTGGAACTTGTCGAACAGTTGATCGCCCTTGTGTGAGATGATGAACGTGTTCGTCTCTGCTGTCAGTCCTTCAAGGATCTTGAGGAACTCTTCCGTGCCGCCGACATCAAGCGACGAGTCGAAGACTTCGTCCATGATGAGAAGGTTGGTTGAAGCAGAATTGCGGAGCTTAGCAATAGCCCTCCAGGTAAACATAAGAGCAAGATCAATACGCATTTTCTCGCCCTCGGAGAAAGATGCATAAGAGAACTCGTCTCTAAAGCGTGATTTAATCTTCTCATTAAAGTTCTCGTCCAATTCAAACTGGACAAAGAAGTCCATAGCCGCGAGGTATTTATTAATAAGCTTGTTCATAATGGGAACATACTGCTTAATAATTCTTGTCTTGATACCAGAGTCCTTGAGCAGTACACCGGCAACCTCGATCACCTGACGCTCGTTAGCCAGTTCTTCCTTGTATTTCTGTTGTACAGCAAGATGGCTATTAAGTACACTCAAATCTTCCTTGCTCTCATCGATCACACCAGTATTCTTCTCAAGACCATCGATCTCGGTCTCTAGAGTACGGATGCTGGAATTCCACGAACGGATGTCAGAGTTTAGTTCGGTGATCCTAGTATTGATAGCCGTGATCTCTTTGTTGATCTCAGAGATCTCATTGACTCTTTTATTGATGGCAAGAATTTCATCCTCGATCTTTACAAGAGCATCAGTAACTTCCTGCTTCTTATTTGCACGATCATCAATGGTTTCATTCTTGAAGTCATGGTCGATACCCTGTCGGCAGGTCGGACAACTATCGTTATCATGATAGAAGTTGATTTCCTTCCTAAGGCTACGGACCTTGTTTTCAAGTTGGTTTTCCAACTCTACCAGCTTAGTGAGTTTGGCATTCACCTTCTCGGCATCGGCAACCAATGCAGATTTCTCATCCAAGATTGCATTTTGTTTTCTGATAGCCATTTCTGCAATTAAGATATGGCTAGAGATTTCGTCAATCAACTCTTGCTTTTGCTTGATGAGATGATCGTTGTTCGTCTTCAGAGAATCGATATGCTTCTGAGTCAACTCGATCTTGTTCTCGATCAGGTTGATCTGATAGTCGGTATCTGTGATAGCTGCCTTGTTTGTGACAATCTTTTCTTTGAGAAGATTGTTCATGGTAGTGAAGATCTGGATATCCAGAAGATCCTCAATGACCTCACGGCGAGCATGTGCAGGCAATTGCATGAATGGGAGATAATTGGCACTGCCTAAGATGACAATTTGGCCAAAACTCTTGAAACTTAATTTCAAGATACTCTTCTCAAGATACTCTTGATAATCCCTGGCGGATGAATTTTGATTAATCATTTCGCCATTTTGATAGATTTCGAAGATTTGAGGTTTAATGCCGCGTTTTACACGGAAATGCTTAGAACCTACCATAAACTCGCATTCTACGACTAAATTCTTCTGTGTCATAGAATTGAGCAACTGAGGCTTGTTGATGTTCCGGAACGGCTTACCGTAAAGAGCAAACGACAACGCGTCGAGGATCGTAGACTTACCAGCCCCGTTTTCCCCGACGATCAATGTTGACTTGCTACGATCCAGTGCCACCTCGGTAAACTGGTTACCGGTTGACAGCATGTTCTGCCAACGAATAGTCTTAAATAGGATCACACATTACTCCACGCTTAAAGCTTCACTATACAACGAACTGAGGAAATTGTACAACACTTTTTTGTCTACTCGTGAGTCTACCTGCTCAACGACCTTGTTCAGGACAGTCAGTGTATCCTCGGCCTCGTTGACAAGATCTCCATCATCCTCAAGTTGCAGGTTCAGGTTGTCATCTACGACCTGAAGATCTAGCACTCCAGCCTTCTCGATCTTGTCGACAAACATGTCGAACCAGTAAGGGTTGGTCTTGCTGTGAACGATCAGCTTGACATAAGATCCCTTGTAGTGGTCGAAGTCAACATCCATGATATCGTCAAGAGTCTTGTCCTGATCATGGTAGTGGACCTTATTGAACATCGTCAACGGGTTACGAATAAATGTCAGCTCACGAGTTTCCGTATCAAAGACGTGAAACCCCCTAGGATCGTTGTAGTCAGACCAAGACATTTCATAAGGAGCTCCCAGATAATTAATGTTGCCCCGAGTAGACTTATGATGAAAATGACCGGAACAAACAGTATCAAACTTATCAAAGATTTTAGAGTCAAAACCATGATCGTTTACAGCCCCCTTGTACATTTCAAAGCCAGCAATCTCCAGATGGCCAAATAAGATTTGTGAATTAGTGCTACGCAAGAATTCCATAGATTCTTCGTAGTTGCCTGAACATACCCAGGGTAGTACAGCAATGTCGGTACTACCGAGATTGACAACAGTAGGATCAGAATAATAATGGATGTCATAAGTTGAATGCTCAAAGAGCTCCCTCATAGAATTGACCTCGTTCGTGTTCTTGAACGCAGTGTCATGGTTGCCGATAATTACATCGAGTCTGATTCCGGAACTATCACAGTACTCGACGAATTTACGAAGGTGTCTTGCTGTAACGAAGTTGATATACTTACGCCGATCGACAATATCCCCAAGATGGAAGATATTAGTAATCCGATGTTCAGCCAGATACGGAAAGAATTGTTCATAATAAAACCTATTAAAATATTCGGCGAACGCAAGACTATCCCCACGTGCACCCCAGTGAGTATCGGTAATCAAAGCAATTTTCATTAACGCTTGCCATTCTTCTTATTATACTGCTTCAATGCAGAGTCACAATAGTTTCGAACACTCTCTAATGCAACCATATAGTTGTAACGGATATGTTCAGGTGTCTTGGTATCCAGGGCATTCTCTGCCAGTTGTTGGATTAGTACTGGTACATTATTCATTTTCGTCATCCTCGATAAATTTCTCTACACCCTTTTTAGTCTTGGGTGCTATTGGGTTCTTGGCCTCAAACTTCTCGACGAGTTCACCAAGCTTCTCTGATACATTTATGAATGCTGCAGAGTAGTGTGACCGGTCTTCAGGAGCCATATCAACCAGTGTGTTCATGATCATGCTGTTCTCGAAGCTCTTGTGCTTGATGTACAGCTGCTTCTTTTCCTTTTGGATTCTACGTAGGAATGCATAGTAAATGATCTGTGTAAAGTATGCAAACGGGTTTGTAGACTTCTCAGGATTGAAGTTGTGGATATATGCCAGACAGTTCTCAATGCCATCCGAGATCATCTCATCTTTGTATGAGTAGCCGACAAAGTTGGGGCGTGTCGCCAAGCGGGTGGCAATCAACATAATGCATTCACCGATGTATCTGGATACAATCGGTCTTGGTTCACCTTTAATAACAGACTCATCATAAAGTCTACGATAGATGATCATTTCTGCGTAGAACTTCTTGTTATCAATGTAGTTGTTTGCTTTTTTCTTCTTGACCGGATTCGGCATTGATTCTTTCATGGTATATCCTTAATTAATCGTTGACCCGCCTACGAGTCTTTTTGAGATTGTTTCACGCAACGTCGCTTCCATATCTTCCATGTCTCTGATGGAATCTTCAATCATCTTATACGTATCAGCTTTCTTAGATGCCTCTACCAGTTTGTTATAATACCTGGTCATTGGTTCATTAGCCGGCATCTTATAGATGATATGCATATTATCTACAACTATATACTGTTGTGAAGAAAATGTACACACATTTATGAGTTTCATGCCATTATTGCCATACTCATCTTGAGTTTCCATAATATAGAATGGATTCTGAATAGTATCAGCACCTTCTCGTAGTGTCCGAATCTTTTCTCCAATGATCTGTTCGCCATTTGATAACGTGTAAATTGCAATCATTATAACCTCACATTGTAGATTTCGTATTCAAACTTCTCGGCGTCATAGATCTTGCAACGCTCCATGAAGTGGTTCAGGGTAAAATTCATCTGCGACTTATAGGATATATCGTCAACAATATCGTAGAGTACTGCCTCTTCCTTGTCTTCATGCATACGTAACATACGGCCGATAGACTGTAGAACCTTGATCTTAGACTTAGACGGAGATGCAGCAATCATATGGTGAAGCTTGTTGATGCTCACACCTGTTGATGTAGTACCTAGCGACGCAATGAGGACAGCATTCTCTTCATCTTCGATAGCGCGACGGATACTTTCCCGGTCCACGCCTGATACACTACCATCAATGTAAAAAACATTATGGTCAGACACTGCACTAATGGCGGTATGTAATAGTTTTCCATGATCAATAATCCTAAAGAATAGTAGCTTATTTCCCTTGAGTGACAGAGTCAGGTTCTTAAGAAACTTGTTTCTCTTTTCATTATTTACCAAGAAGTCGATCTCTTCCTGATAGGTTTTCTTCTTCTTGTTGACAGTAGTATGGAACTGTTTCTTCACATCCTCAGGATACTTAAGCACGATACACTTAATCTTGAGTTTGGCAACATAACCATCATCCATCAACTGTTTTGTTGTTGTCGATCTGTACTGCGGCCCAAAAAGCCCTTCGATGGTCGTTTCATTGAGAGGATGTCCGTCGAGGGTTCCGGTTGCGCCGAAACGGTACCGACAGGTTTCGAGGCTAGATAGGATTTGTATGAGGCTCGTTGCCTTGCATCCGTGAGCTTCATCTCCAAACACACACCCGAATTGGCTGTACCATTGCTTTGGCATTTTGGTTTTGCCGTTGTTGAGCGACTGCCAAGTAGTAATAACAATGTCAGCGTCGATATCATTAGATTTACTGAGGCCAGCAGTACTAACGTGAATGTTACCTGTGTATCCATAATCTCTAAAGTCACTTTCCATCTGTCCAACCAGACCGATCGTAGGAACGATGATTAGGCCTTTGTGTTGTTGATACCATCTCATGATAATGTAGATCATGAGGGATTTGCCTGATGACGTAGGACTGACGAGTGTTCTACGTCCAGAACGAATGCATTTTAAGACCGCCTTGAACTGATAGTCGCGTCCCTTGTACTTCTCAGGGATATTAAGAGTCGCGATGAACTCTTCTAACTCATGCTCAGATACGTTGGCATAGATCAGTTCGTCATCAAACGTCAGTGTATATCCACGTGCATCACAGAACTTCTTGATCTTCTGACTCAGACCAGCATAGCAAGTACCAGACAGGTTGTTGACCAGTCGGATCTTCCCGTCCCACATACGTGCACGGTACTTAGGATGGAACTTATAGTTGTCTGCATAGAATGTGAATTGATCCGACAACTCCATGATGGTTGACGGATCTGCACATACCTTGATGTGAACACTATTAATGTATTTTAGGTGGACATCACTCATTAAATACCAACTTTAAATTTCTCCCATTCAATTGCAGCCTTGATATTAAAGCCACGGCCTGTCAGGGATTTGATGATCGATTCTAGAAGCTCAATCTTTTCTTGTTGGATACCAATACGTAATGACATATCGATTACCTCTTGATCTGCCTCTATATAGTTATGCACGTCTGAACGGATGATTTTGCCCTGAGGTGGAAGCTTCCAGCCCTTAGCATGTGTCTCCTCCGTCGGTCCCATAGTAAAGAACTCGTTCTTGGCAAGCTTCAGTTGCTTGAGTTCGGCTTCGTACTTACGAAGAACCAGTCGTTCATTCGTAAAGATCTTGAAATACTTATGATGGAGTTTAGGGATATTCAGTGCCTCTGTCCCGAGTTCTGAACGGTCGATATGAGAGTCTTGCTCCCACAAGGCGTATATATCATCTATCTTCATAATAACCTTTATATCACGGTTTACGAATTAAGTACACCTATTTCGCAACGTAAATATCTAAAATCTACGGTGCATTCTATGTAGTTCACATCTGTGTCCATTGTGGTGAACTGAAGATCAGAGATGTCAATTGGAAATAGATCATAAAATGTAGCAGAGAGATTGCCTCTCATAGCCGAGTTCATGATAACTAGTGTAGCATCAGAGTATAATCCGTCGTTGCTTTCCTTAAGGTTGGCATACCCTTCAAAGCTTGTTGGCGAACCAAGTGAGCTCATCCAGTTACGAATCTCAAGATAGTCGGCCATATCTTCATTGACACGGAATGTAATAGTCAGAGGAGAAAAGACAATCTTACCAGAGTTTGGAATAGACACGAATGGTGTGGCAGTCTCAGTAGACGACAATGACATACCAGGAAGACGAACCGACTGAACATTAAAGTTCAGATTGGGCGTGCGCGACAGTATAAACTTATGGCCTAAAGGCGATAGGAAGTTAGGATTAGTTGTCTTGGCCACTATATACCTCTAAGTTGCTAATTAGCATTATATACTGTTCTATTTATATTGTACATAAAAAAAGGAGGAGGACCTTTCGATCCCCCTCCCAGTTTTTGGTTGGTTACCCAACTCTTATGATTACATAAGGTTAGAAACAAGAACGCGACGGTAGTACTTGTTCGAATCCTGCTCAAGAGTTGCAGTCGAATCGGCTGCAGTTGTACCCTTGGCGAATGGATTTGGAGCCATACCGTAACGTGTCTTAAAGCCGATCTTTGGCTGGAAGCTGCTAGGATCGACTGCACGAACCATCTGAAGTGGAACGTATGGGCAGTAGAACAAACCAGCGTCAAAGGCATTCGAACCCTTGTAGCCAACAACCAGGAAGTTGGTGCCTGCATATGGATCGATATAAACCTTGATACGACCGTTAAGAACACCAGCAAATGTGTTGCCTGTGTCGTCGATGTTCAGGTTGTTGCTGTTAAGAGCAGGGGCGTAGTCAAGAACACCAGCCATCTGAAGAGCAGACGCAACGTCAGACGAACAGATGATGATGTTACCCTTACCACGACGTGTCTGCTTAGCAATCTGGTTGCATTCGCGTTCAATCTGGAACAGAAGACCCTTGAACTTTTCAACCGACCAACGACCGTTTGAGTCAGTGTCAAGATCGAAGATACCAGCAGTTGTAGTACCCTCAGTTGCACCCTTTTCAGCAGTGATGATGATCGAGCGAACAACTTCACGGTTGATTTCAGCAAGGATTTCACCCGAAAGGATGTTGCTGAGTTCTGTTTCAGCGTCAAGACCATGAATTGCCTTCAGATCCTGTGCAAGTTCAAGCGAGTATTCAGCCTTAAGGGCACGTGTCTTTGCAGATACTGTAACCTTTTCGATACTGAAGCCCATTTCTGGGAAGATGTAGGTCGAGTTTGAACCAAGAAGTTCGCCTGTACCAAGCAGAAGACCCATCGTATAGTTATACGTTGAGTTGCCAGCGTTGTTTGACGAAGCAAGAGTTGAACCGTTAGCCGACACAGTGTTAGCACCAACAGCAGTTGTTGAAGCTGCACCTGTGTTTGCATAGTCAACACCAGCGCCTAGGCGTGACGAGTGACCTGTGTTTGCTTCGTTGTAGAATGCTTCAGCGCCCAGAGCGGTCGAGTTAGCATACTTAGAACGCATTGCGAAGATAAGGCCTGTTGGACCTGTCATTGGCTGAACGCCGCAAACATCGTATGCGATCAGGTTTGGCATCGAACGACGAACCAGTGAGATAAGCACTGGGTCAAAGTTTGAAACGTTACCAGCAACGTTCGTTGGCGACTCGCCAAGAAGCTGCTGCGAAACACCGTTCTGTGCATCTTCGCGAAGAGCATTTTCAGTGTTTTCTAGAATTTGTGCTGTGACAGCGCGCTTGTGAGCGGACTCGATCGTTGGTAGATCGGCGTGCTCAAGAACGGGCTTCCACTTATTTTGGACTTCCTCAGCTAACATTGTATTCTCCCTTTACCTTTTGGTATCTTGGTTTTGGTATTTTATTTATTATTTTACAGTTCTTGAAATCGCTGCAGCGTAATGTGCCATGTGAGCAGGCACAGGAGCAGCTGTTTCTTCTGTTAGTTCTTCAGCTTCTTCAGCAACAACACCAGTCGAGACAACCTTCTTACCTTCGGTGAAATACTTGTCCTTGATGATGTTCAGCTTGCGAGCATACGTATCAGCATCACTGAATTCAATGCCTTCGGCTAGTGTACGAAGCTTTTCAACCTGAGTGGCTGCAAGACCTTCGCTAACTTCGTCGAATGTGGCTTCTTGTGTAGCTTCATCGATAACAGTCTGAAGTTCGATCTGCTTATTGATCGACTCATCAAGCTTTGCCTGGAGTTCTTCCATCTGAGCTTGAAGTTCGCCAAGAACATCGATACGATCTTCAGGAACATTGATATACGATTCAGCGAATAGATTGTAAAGACCTTCCATGAAGTTCTCAGCAATCTCAGAGCGGAGTGAAGACTCGATAGCAAGCTTGTTGTCTTCGACCCACTGTTCAACAACATAATCAAGATACTGATCGATCTTGGTTGTCATTTCTTCCTTGACAGCTTCGACTTCTTCAGAAAGCTTCTCAGCAAATTCTTCTTCAAGGCGAACTGTTTCAAGATTCATGCGAGCTGTAAGAGCTGCTTCGAAAAGTGTTGATGCACTTTCCTTGAATTCTTCTGTAAGATCTTCACCAGCAAACATTGCAGTGATATCTTCCTTGACAGCACCGAGCGTTGCACGTGGCATCTGGCCCAGAGCTGGCTTGCCACCAGGAGCTGTAGCAGATGGCGTCAAAGCAGCTTCCTTGCCGATCTGTGCAAGTGCATCGTTAAGGAAGTGAGAAAGATCTTCACCCTTAAGTTGTGCTAATAGCGATGTGAAAGTAGCAAGCTTTTCAACTGTGCTGGAACCTGCACCCGGCTTCAGGGTATCTGAGCCTGCAGATTCTTCGATTTCGTCTTGAACTTCAAGATTCTCAACGATTTCGGCGTTATCCTTATCTGACATTGTACACTCCTTGTG